TAAAAGAATCACAGATTGCATTTGTTGTTATTGCCATAATGGCCTCCTTATTAATTTGTGTTTGGAGTAGGACTAGGGATTTGTATTCTTGGAACCCCATCATCATACTCAGCTCGTCTTCTTCTACCCATTTGTTGTAGGGCAAAATTCTGTACTTCTTCATTGTACTTGGTTTCATAGAGCTTGTACATATCCATAGGTCCTTTTAAAAATCTAAAACACTCTGTTAAAACACCATGTAACAACATAGATTCTTGGTATTTAGCCAAGTAAGTTTGATTAGTAGAAGTAAATTCAGGTGGATCTTTAATATAATTTATTTGTACTGTATCTGCAGCAGCAGGAGTTGGTGCAACAATAATATTAAATTCATCCCAATTTGCATAATATTTAGGAGTTCCTTGAGCACCAGATCCATTAAATTCTGATATAAAACTTGTATCTCTTTTTTCTAAAAAACTTCTAACACCTCCAGAGGTAAGATGTTCAACAGATCTTAAAACTAAAACATCTGATGGCATTGATACAGCTCTGTTTCCAGCTGTGAAAGTTGAATTTGCATATTTTCGTAAATCATCATAATCAACCTTACCTGCTACATCTAATTCTACATTTCTAATAAATTCTTGTATTTGTGAATCAGATAGCACAGTGCTACTTACTTCTGTATAGTTTCTTACTTGAGTTAAAAAATCTGAATGTGTTATTGCCATTATGAAATACTAACCTCCACTTGACCTATTAATGATAACATTTCTCTTCTTCTGTTTTGTAATGATGGATCCTCTGGAATCATACTATGTAAAATAGATGTTACTCCATTTCTTGTAATTTCAAAATCTTGTGTTTTAAATGCAAAGTCTCCTGGTAATGATAAATTTGCTACACCAACAGATGCACCTCCTGAATCTGATATTGTAATATCATTAGAAAATTTTACAGAAGGTTGTTGAAATTTCATATTTCTTGTATTTTGCAAAGCAATTGCATCAGCAGTATTATGTCTTCTTCTTATTTGTGGGTGTTTAGGTTCAAATTCTGATATATGCACAAGAGAACCATTCCATTCCTTTACCATCTCAGTGTATGGAAAAGCCATACCTGATCTATCTGAAATAGCTTGTGATCTTTTTCCTGTTGCGTATTTAGCCATAATTATATTCCACTAGGATAAAAAGATTGTGGAGTGATGTATGTTGAAGCTCTTTGGCCATCTTCATCCAACGCTCTTTTTAATTGATCCTCATAAATTAATTTATTTTGTTGCACTAGTTGAGGTGCATTTTTCATAGCAAGATAATATGCTAACCCTGAAACCATGCACGGTAAAAATCTAAAAACAACATCAGCATCATTTGTGTACACTCCTGCATCTTCTATTCTTTTGATAACATAATATTTTAAAGTTGTGTACGTGTTTAAATCAGGAGCTTGGTATAAATAAATTTTGGGAGTTGTTTCTCTTTCAACGTAATATTGAGAAGGTTGTCCTGTAGCTAGTTTATTAGGTAATGCAGCATAAGCAGATCTATCAATTTTAGTTAAAGATACATCTTGTGTATTTGAATTATTAGATCCAGCTGCTGTTGAGGAAACAAAAGCTTCTAACACATCACTTACACCTGCACTTACACTATACTCTGCTTGACCAGAAACTAAGGCATTTTCATGTAAAGCTACCTTCCATAAATGAATTCCTCTATTACCCCACTCAGCAAATAATAAATTTAAACTTATTCGAGCTGATTTGAGACTGTGACCACTAGTTGTGGTCATACCACACCTTTCGTAAGCTTCTTGAATTATTTCTTCTATAGACAGGTTAAAACTAGTAGTTCCTGAAGTCGCCATTATTATCCTTTTTACGGTTGTACAATTTCTTGGATTGTATCACTTTTTGACTAAACTTTGAAGACCTTAGACTTTTTGCTATATAATTTGGCGATGACACGTTTTTTCTTCTTTTTTTCATCTCTTGCGCCTCTTAATTTACCTTCAACTTGTTTTCTTATTTGTGATCTACCTATTGCCATTACATCTCCTTAATTTTATCAATAAAAACAACAATCGTTAATCTTTCGTTTTTATCTAAATCTGTAGCACCATGATAATTGTTTCCATCATAACATACAAGAGTATTAAAACAATTTGAGACGCTTATCTTAGGTCTTTTTTGTTCATCATACAAAGAAGTCCCAGTTTGCATATTATTTGTTTTATTAAGGTATATTACAGCTGCTAACTCAAAAGAATCCTTATGTATTCTTGAATGTTTGTGTTGCACCCAATCTTCATAATTAATTTTTGAAAACTGAACATTTGTTGAATCAACAGAACAATTTGTATTTCCAAAATACAATTTTAATATTTTTTTTACTATTTCATCATGAAGTTTCTTGTTAGTGTAAAAAAGATTTTCAGATCTATAACCTGGCCAAAAATCTTTTTCAGTAGCTTTGTGCCAACTAATAATTTTTGAATACTTTATAATTTCATCTGGATTTTCAAAAAAATTACTAACAATTATTGTTGGGTACATCAAACAATATTTTTAGCAGGACCAATAACGGGTTTGTATTTTGTTTTACCCTCTGATTTGTAAGCATGTAAAAATTGTTTTCTAGGTTTATCAGATGTATAGCTGCAGTGGATCCATCCCGAATTTGGTTCACCAGGAGTGTAGAACTCAAGTATCAATTGATCAAATTCTAGATTGTTATAAATCCAATCAGCTAATTCAGCATTATCAGTTCCAATACATTCGAAATCTGCCGCCTCGGCTTTGGCATGTTGGCTGTTAACTGAGCTACCTATTTTTAGGCACAGCTGCTCACTACGGAAACCGCTCGTTACCTTGACCCTGCCAAAATGATCACGTACCGGCTGAAGAATATTTTCACACAATGCTTTTAATTTTTCTATCTGACCTGCGTTTGGATTATTATTAATATCTAAACGAATAGCGGTGTCTGATTTAATTAATTCTTGAAGGGTAAAGTTTCGTGATAATTCCATTATTCTATCTCCATATAACTATCTGAATTTATTTGTCCTATTCTTCCCGTTGGGCAAAAATTAAATGCTAAGGAAACTCTTTCATCTTGTTCACTCAATTTAATTTCATGGTAAACTTCCGAAGGAAAAAATATAATTAAATTTTCACTCATATCAAATGTTTGTTTATTAGAATTGTATATATTATTTTCAGATGTACGTAAATCCCAATGGGATGAATTTGCATGATTATGAAATATTATTTTTGCTTTTTTTGGTAATGTTTTTAAATATAAAACCCCACTAAACATAGAATTATTATGATTATGTATTAAAGAATTTTCACTTAATTTAGTTTTAGTTATCCAAGATGTTGTCATTTTAAAATGATTGTAATTATATTTTAAAACACCTTTTACATATTTATTAAAACTTACAAATATTTTTTCTTTTAAAAATTGTAATTCTTTTTTATTGAGAATAAATTTATTTTCTGAAGTCTGACATAAATTATTACCTTTCCATATTTTTTGAAAAGATTCTTTTTTAAAAATATTCATTACAGATGTTTTGTTAAATTCAATATGGTCAATAAAAATTGGTTTTGAAAAAATTGGTATAATTTGCGGATCAAACATTTTCCATACCTACATTATCAATCCAGTTTTGAAAACTCATGTAATGCCACTGACCATAATGTAATTCTGGAGATTCTGCATCTCTTATGTATTTTTTTTCATTTTCATTAAAATTAATAATATCTTCAACACGATTTTTAAATGAGTTTGATAAATTAGTATTTGCTAAATCTTGTGCATATCCCCAAAAAGAAGTTTTATATTTTGAACCTTTTAAATAGTGCCAAAGAATAAAATTTTCTACTTTTTTCATATAACTCCTTACACTCGATTCTGCTTCTGAAGGTGGACTAATTTTATTAATAACATCAAAATATCTTCTATTTGCGTTTGTATAAGAGCCCATGGCACTTGCCTCTAATGGCTCAAGAAAAAACAATTTATTACCATTTAAAAAAATTCTGTTTTCTAAAATTGGTTGTTTAGCTAAGTATTGACTAAAAGATATATGGTGATTTATTTTTTCTACACCAAATCTTTCTTTGAAATCTTTTTCTGCATCCTCTCTTGAAGTAATTGCAGAATTATATAAATATCCAATTGAAGTTGTGTCTGGTAAAGGAATATAAAAAGTCCAACCATTAGGAGTAGCTATACACCTAGTAAACAAAACATCATTTTCTTTTTTTGGTAAATTTGCAAGTAAAGCTGAATTTAATGGGTTTACAAGTTTATCGTAGTTTGTAAAATCTTTTGGAGTGCCTCTACAATCTATAATATAATCAGCATCTACATCATCATAATTTATAATATGTTCAGAAGTTTCCTTAAAATTTACTTTTAAAGTATCACAAACAAAATCTTGAAAATGTTTTGGTGTACAATGAAGACTATACATACCAAAAGGAAAAGGATGAAAAAAAGTATCTTTTAACTTTCCCCAATTTTCATACATAATTCCAGTTTTTTGAGTAAATGGAAATTTTTTTACCCAATCAATTCCTAATGTTTTCCAAAGTAATTCTGGAGTATCTAACTGATAACCTTGACCAGTTGGCACAGGTTTTATATTTGGATCGTAATATAATTCAACTTCATAATTAGTATGAATACCTGAATAATGACTAAAATGTAATGCACTTAAGCAACCCGCATTACCGCGCCCTAAGATAGCAATTTTAGATTTCATTTACTCTAATATTAGCTTCTTTATCGATTTAGATCCATCAATATTTAATTCTAATTCAGCCATAGACTTTATGCACTGGTACCTAACTTTGCCTTCAGGTTTTAATTGACGTTTTGCAACCCGTTTGCCCTTTAAACAATCTGACATTGACGTTTGAATACGTGCCTCCTTGATCTCTCCTTGTACAATCATAAGTAGGGCTACCACTAACTCTGTCATTGATGACTCCCGTTTGCTCTTACTTTATCTTTTAATTCTTCAATATCTTGTAATGCTTGATCAAGTTGTTCTCTCAAAAATTCAATATTTACTTTATTAGTCATGTTCATTTCTTGAGTTTCTTCCATTTTCTCTACGGACTTGTAAAGATCCTCTATTAAAAAATGTTGCTCCTGATCGATGGGGACTTGTTCACTTCGCTTTAACAAATCATTTTCAAATAATTCTCTTGATGTCTCTAACGA